CACTTGAATTTTTAAATAATACATCAAAAGAATCAACTGTTTTATTTGAAATTGTAAAAAAGTCTCCTGTATTTGCATCTTCCATTGTAATTCCAACTGCATATCCTGTTGTTTTAAATGGATTTGTAAATGAAACTGTTTTAGTGCCTACACCTGAAGATATATCATTACCACTAAATATCCTGTCTTGCATATCCACTGATACTGTTACGGCTGAAACTACAGGAGTCGAAGCATTATCCCTTGAAATTAAAACAACTCTAAATTTAAAATATCTTGCTGTATATTCTCCGATAACAAATGTTCTAAATGCAGTAAATGTAGAATTGTCATCACTTGTTGCTATTTCAATATGTGCATTACAGTTGGCGGCTACATCGCCATCAAAATTTGAAGGAGCAGAGTCAAAATTGCCTGAACGATTATCAAATAAATCATCTGGGTTATCTGATGTTTGCGTTAATGATGCTGTAATTCTTGCAGTATGTTTAGCTCCAATGTCTATTACATTTGCAAATTCATAATTACCTGATGATACAAAGTCAGCATTAGCAACACCAGAATCAAAAAATCTAGTTGTTTCGTCATCAAAATTTCCATTAGCGGCATCAAAAAGTTCTGAAGAATCTAACTGTATGGCACTATCACTTATTACTGTGTTTGTATTAGTTCCAGCAAAGGTAGGGTGTTCTGATTGTGTTGTTATATTATTGAAATTAGTAACACTTGTAACATTTGATATAATCGCTGTAGCATTTGAACTTGCATTATTTAATTTGTCAAAACTTTTGATTAAATAAGTTCCAGCCCTAGCTGGTACTGATATTGAAGTTGCTGGTCTTGCAATTTTTTCAACTAATGCTACTGAGTTTTGCCAATCAGCAGTGCCATCTGTAGCTTCTGAAAATCTTAATTGATAAAATGCAAGATCGAGATCAGGAATCTGCTCCCAACCCAAATGAGCTTCTTGTCCTAAAATATTACATGAAAAATCAGTCACATCTGATGGTGGTTCAATAGCACCTACAATTTTTCTTTGTGCAGAAACATAACTAGAAGATACACCTAATGTATTAACAGCTTTTACTCTGACATCATAAGTTTCTTGGTCAATTACATTTAGCACTCTGTGATTTAAACCTTTACCTTGTGCGTAAATAATAAAATCTGTATCTGTGCTTAGTTTATATTCTACTTGATAGTAATCAACAAAGCTATCAACAGAAGCACCTATAGTCACATCTAAAGCTACAATTACAGTTCCATCATTATATTCAATTAAAGTATCAGATAATGTAACACTTGCTGGTGCTGAAATACTAAATGGATTTGGTAAATTTGTTGATGGTGTTGAACTAACTTGTGATTTTGAAGCCCATGTATAATGACTATCTTGATGTTCTATTAATCCTAATCCTATTGTGTAATCTTCATTAAATGTAACTTCACGAACTCTAAAATTTTTAGACGAAAAGCCCAAGCTACTATGCGTAATTGCTACTATATCTCCAACAGCTAAATCGTAAGCGTCAAAAGAAACATTTACAAATAAACCTAAAGACTCTCTTGATCTTCTTAAAATAATCTCAGCCATCTCCTCTGCCTGATATGGTGATGTAAGTGTCTTAAATGAAAATCTGCCCTCTAACAATATTCCACCATCAGCAGTTTTTAAAGTTGCGTGTTTATCTGCTGTTGCATATCCACTATCATCTAAAGTTGGATATTGCACTTCATCAACTTGAAAATTACGATCAGGGTTTATAAAAGATACTATTACTCTGTTGTATCTGTCATTTTTAGATTGAGAAGTTAAACTGTAGCCACCTATAATATCATCTTCATTTAAAGTTATAGATGCACTACCTGTTGTTTCAATAATTAATTTGTATTTTCCTGATGTATAAGGGAGAAATCCTCTACATCCTTTTACTAATTCTCTTACATTTTCAATAATTTTTTTTGATGTATCTATTACTGCATTTGTATCAAAAATATTTATATCACTTGCTCCTGAATATGGTGTTACTTGTGTTGCACAAACAACAGAAGCATCATAAAAACTTTGCAAATCAATATCTGATGTTGCTAAACCTTTTCCATATCTTTCGTTTCTTAAATAATCTAATAAACAAAAAGCTGGATTAGTTGAAAAAGATGCTGTTTGCTCTGATAAATTAGATGCTAATGTAATAACTTTTTTTCCTTTTATTCTAGCTTGTACTTTTGGTATTCCTGTAAATGCGTCTTGATTCCACTTAAATCTTAAAGCTAAATAACATAAACCTGATAATTTATGATTGCTTCCCCAGTTAGATAATGCTGATAATATTCCTGAAGCTGATTGTCCATCTGTTCCAAAATGTGGTTCTATTCTGATTAAACTTTCTGCACTAGAACCTTCTACATTTGGGTCAGCTTTGAAAAAATTACTATCTGTACTTTTAACTTCAACTTCAGTTCCATCTGATAATGCAGATGCAAATGTAACTACTTTATCATCTACTCTTACTTCTTCTATAGAATTTATTTCTCCCTCACACATAACAATAGCCATATAAAGATATTGGTTTGTACTACCACCACCTGAATCTAAAAATACACGAGTTCCACCAACTAATCTTTCTCCATAAATTATAGGAATAGACGCATCATTAGATTGTTTATTAAGTAATATACCTGTTTCAAAATCATCAAATTCTCCTGTACCAAAATCAGGTATATCAGGTGTAGGTATTAACCAAGATACAGCTTTCGAAACTACTTTAGTAACTACTTTGACTGCTTTTTTAACTATTTTTTTTACTGCTTTGACAGGATTTGGAAAGCCCATTATTCTCTACCCCATTTTATATCTAATACTGTTTCTGAACTAAAATCCATTCCAACATCTGTACTAAAAAATCTTTGTTGCGATGTATTATTTGTTTTTCTAC